GGGCCCCCGCACAGCCGCCATGGCCGTGATCGCGATGGCCCTCGACGACGCCGAGGACGCCATGCCCCGCATCCGGCTGGCCTCCCTGCTGGCGGCTGCCCTGGTCGAGCTGGCCGAACTCCCCAGCGGACCGCGGCGATGACCACCAGCTGGGTCCTCACCTGCTACGGCCAACCCGCCGACGGCTTCGAAGCCACCCTCGACGACGCGAAGCGCCGCGCCAGCCACCACCTCCGCCGCACCTGCCCCTACGGGCCGATGCCCTGGGCCACCACGATCACCTGGCATCAGACGACCCTGCCCGAGCTGGGCGGCCGGTACGTCTCATCCGCCGGCGGGTCCTGGCTCAACCACCACCTCATCCCCGTCCGCTGGCCTCCAGACGGACACACCATGACCAAGATCGATCCGGCGGGGCCTCCCCCTATCGGTGCTGAGCTTGTGGCGAGACGGGCCCGGCGCGTCGTAGCAAGGCTAGAAGACCTGTCACTATAAGATTGCTTATCCCGACAGGTCACCAGGGGAGGAAGATCAGTGGCGGACGCACGGCAGGGACCTACGTTTCGGATCGAGTACACGATCACCCGCCGGAGGGCCGGTGAGATCGACTTCGTTGAGGTCGGCTTCGGGTCGTCCGGCGAGTGGAGCGGCGTCGACCAGTGCGCTCACATCGTCAGCTCGGCCGTCCAGAACCGGCAATGGGAGACGGAGCCCGGCATGCCAGAGCCGGCCGAGGTGGCTGGCGATGACCAGGTCTGAGGCCCGGCGTCTCGCCCGTGGGCACGTGGCGCGGTGCATCCAGTCAGCTCTCGGGGAGGGCTGGCCCGACGCCGCCGAATTTGGGTACACCGACGAGCAGGCCAGCCTGGTCGCGGACGAGATCCACCGCATCGCCGTCCGCATCGGGGGGGCGCAGATCTGTCCTGGGTCAGGGGTGTCGCCGGCGGCGGCGAGCATCCGTCGCACGTCGTACGGCGCGTGGGCGCCGTGTCCGGACTGTGGTGCGGACTGCTCGCTCACCCCTCGCACCGCGGTGATTCGTAGGCATCGGGCCGCGCCATGACCGTCGAGGCGAGGCGTTTTGTGCTGCGGGTGCTGACCACCGACGTGGGGGCGATCATCCTGGCGTGGCTGGTGACGGTGCCGCCGGGTCTGTTCCTGGACTGGGTGATGCGGGCCGCGTCGTGGCTGACGATCGCCACGGAGGTCGGCGTGTACGCCATCACGTACCGGTCCCTGCCAAGCGTGACCGAGGCCGAGCGGCGGCTGGCCCGCCTCGACGCTGAGGAGCGGCTGCGGTGAGGCTCACCGTCGAGGAGGAGCTGGCCCACCTGCAGTTCGTGGTCGACAACCAGAACCAGAAGATCGCCCGGCTTGAGGCCGAGCTGGCCAACCAGAAGCAGAGCCACCACGTGATGCGTGACCTGTGGGAGCGGGAAGTCCCGCCCGGGTGGCGGTGCTGGCGGGTCAAGCGGCGGTGGGAGGCAGCCCGGTGAGCGCCCCGGAGCGGAAGTGGTGTGCCGCATGCCGGAAGCGGCGCTACCCGACTGAGGACATGGCCGCCCGGCGGGCCGCCAGGTTCGGGCCGACCAAGGTCGCCTACCGCTGCCCGGCGGGTTGGGGCTGGCACTTCGGCGAGGACTACCGGGCGGCGGTGCGTCATGGCTGAGCCGCGACCAGCCGGGGCCGGGCATGCGGCGGTGTCCCGGGCGTTGGCGATCGCCCAGTCGCTGCGCGAAGAAGACGACATCATCAACGCCGAGATCGTCGACTACGGGCCGGTACCCACCAACAAGGCGCTGATCGCCCGGGGCCGGGTGCTGCTGGCCGACATGGGCCGCAACCCGGACGACTGGATCGACGCGGCCACCGAGGAGGCGCTGCGGGTCAACCAGGCCCAGAACACGCTCGACGTCATCCACTGGGGCTGGGGCCGGTGGGTGTGGTGGGCGGGGCTGCCACAGATCGGGGTATCCCACGAGCCGCCCAACATCCGGCCGAACGCGATCCGCCGCTACATCGAGGCCCACAAGACCATGGCCCACCCGGACGGCCGGCTGCGGGGGCGCCGCGGCCGTCCCTACTCGCCGAACGTGGTCGAGCTGGCCGTCGCGGTCATCTCGATGGTCTACCGGCGGCTGGGCTACCTCGACTCCCCCACCCGGCACCCGAAGGTCCGCGAGCAACTCGACGCCTACTGGGCCTGGTGGACCGGGCAAGGGTACGAGATCGACCAGGCCGACCCGATCACCCCCGCCGAGTCGGTGATCATCGCCCGCACCCAGCACCTGGGCACCGTCGGGGGGCTGCGCAACGCGACCGCGTTCCGGCTGCTGTACGACCTGGGCTGCCGCCCGGCGGAGCTGCTCGCCCTGCAGATGGCCGACCTGCGGTGGCGGGGTGAGCACCAGCTCACCGTCACGATCCGCCGGTGGAAGACCAACCGGGAAGGCAAGAAACCCCGCCACGTCGGCGTGCAGGGCGACCCGGCCGTCGACTGGGACGTCGACCCGGAACGGCTGGCCCGAACCTGGTGGGAGGCCCTCCAGTCCGCCGGACACACCAGCGGCCCGTTCTTCCCCGAGGTCAACTCGTCGGTGCCCCGCCTCGACGGCCGCCTCGCCGGGTCGATCACCGGTGAGCCGTGGCTGTACGAGGCCCTGGCCCGGGCCTGGAACCGGGCCGTGAAGGCCACCGACCTCGCCCTGTGGACCGACCCGGTGACGGGCCGGCAACGCCGGATCTCCCTGTACTCCAACCGCACCGGCCTCATCAGCGCCCTGTTCACGCTCGGCGTGCCGCGCGAGGTGGTCGAACGGCGCACCGGCCACGCCCCAGGCTCCGAGTCGCTGAGCCGCTACGTCCGGTCGGGTGAGCAGTGGGACGACCAAAACCCGGGCCTGACCGTGCGTCGGCGGCAACGCCCAGCCGGTGGCGGCTGATGGGCAGGGCACAGCCAACCTCCAAACCGGGTGTGAATGCGGCACGCTCCCGGCATTGGAACGGGGGCCTCCACCGGGAGCGGCCAAGGGGGTTGCTGGCCGCGACGCTACGACCCCGCCGTTGATCGTCTGCCCGGGTCGCGGGCAGTCTCACCCAACCGTGTCCACCCACACCTGACCACCCCCGCCCCTTTAGGGAGGAACCGCCCATGACGACCAACCCAGACCCCAGCGGCGCCGACCAGCCGGCCACGGTGGTGCAGGTCGAGATCCGCAGCCTTGACGGCGAAACCGCCTACCTGACATCCGAACCGTTGGACGACGCGGCCCTGGCCGACCTGCTCGACCAGGTGGCCCCCGGTGCTAAGCCGGCCGCGGAGGTCACCGTCCCCACCGCGGCGGGTGTCGTAACGGTCAAGGCCTGGCGGATCCGGTCGATCGTCGCCCTACCCAGCGGTGCCGTGCTGTACGAGCGGAGACGGGAACCCGTCGAGGCGGCCGCCGGCCGGGTCAACGGCCGCGCCCTATGCGAACCCGCCACCCGGACCTCCGAAGCCGACCTGCTGGACTACTGGGCCGCCTGCCGCCAACTCGACGAGCTGGTACCCGGCTGGTCCCGTCACCACAGCCTCGCCACCGCCGTCGAGGCCCTCACCGCCGCGCTGGTCCGATGGGCCGGCGCCGACCAGATCACCGCCGAGCTCGACCGCATCGGCGACGCCCACCCCCAGGAAGGACCGACCCCATGACCTCGCTCGGTGACGTGCTCCTCGAGGAGTACCGCACAATCAAGGCCGAACAGAACGACCGGATCAAAACCCGAGACAACCTCGTCTACGCCACCATGGCCGCCATGGCCGCGGTCACGTACGCGGCTCTGACCCTGCACCTGCCCGACCTGATGTTGGCCCTGCCGGCCGGGGTGCTGATCCTGGGCTGGCTGTACCTGGGCGGGGACCGGAAGATCGCCTGGGCGCGGGACTACCTGCGCACCAGCCTGCGGCCCCGCCTCGCCGACCACCTCGGCGTCAACCCGGACGAGCTGTTCGGATGGGAAACCCCGGCCCGGCATTGGGGGCTGTCGCTGTGGCGTTTCGGTGGCCTGATGCACGACCTGGCCCTGTTCGTCGCGGCCCCGGTCGGGGTGCTGGGCTGGTGGGCCATCTACCGGTGGGATTCGGGTAGCCCGTTCGCGGTGGTGTGGCTGGTCCTGGCCGCCGGGACGGTCCTGGTGACGGTGGCGGCCTTCGCCTCAACCGCCGCCCGGCAGCCGGTCTACGGGCGGGCAGCCCTGGCCAAGCAGCGGCACGCCTGAACAGATCGGCGGCCCCCGATCGGGCGACCCGGCGCCGTGGCATCGGCGCCGGCCCCGGTCGGGGGCCGTACCGTACCCGTCGTGTTGATCAGGCCACGGCCGCCGGACTCGGCCGAGATGGACGGCGGTGCCGTGGTCACCGTGCTGACCGTCGTGGACCGGGGCCTGTGGTGCGACGACTGCGGGCACCCCACCCGCGACGACACCCACGTTATGGCCGAACCGGGCGGCCCGGTCATCATCACCTTGACCGGCTGCACCACCTGCCGGACCGGCCTGTACGGGACGCTGTGACGGGTCTGCTGCCTTCGGACTGGCGCCACGCCCCGGACCACCTCGTCGGCCTGGTCGCCGCCCTGGCGCCGATGCCGCCCCCGGGCCCGACCGGTGAGCCGACCCGCGAACAGTGGCACGGGCAGCTGCGCCGCGTCGTCGATGAGGTCTGGTCGACGGGCTGGTGGGCCGGCGCCGCCGACCACGCCGCCCGCACCCCGGCGCCGATGTTGCTGCAGGGTCCCGCAGAAACGGGCCTCCGGCCCGCTGTAGCGGCCCTACCGGGCCCGGCGGCTCAGCCGCCGGGCGATGCCGGCGCGCGGCCCGGGGGTCGGTCCTAGGCCATTGAGGACGGTGATGCAAAACTCAACATCACCCGAACCCCGAAGGACAGTACTGTGGCCGGCAAACCCGACCGGCACCTGAGCGTACGTGACGCTGCCATCACGCTCGGCGTGCCCGACACGACCGTGCGGCTGTGGCTCGACCGCGGCGACCTGGCCGGCGGCGGCTCGCCGCAGTGGGTGTCGGACCGGTCCGTGCGGGCCCGCCTGGCCAGCCGCGAACAGCGCCGCAGCGTCCGCCTCGCCGTCACCGTCGGCGCGTTGAAAGGCGGTGTGGGCAAGTCCACCACGGTGTGGGTGCTGGCCTGCCTGCTCGCCGCCGAAGGTGGCCGGGTCCTGGTCGTCGACGCCGACACCAACTCGCAGTCGCTGACCCAGTGGGCCAATCGGTACATCGCCGCCGGCGGGCAGCTCCCCTTCGAGGTGCTGCCCTGGGCCACGCATGACCTGATCGTCGGTGTGCGTCGCCGCCTCGAAGGGGTTGACCACCTGCTCATCGACACCGGCCCCGACGGGGGCGACCTGACCCTGCTACAGGCCGCCCTCGCCGTAGCACCCATCCTGCTGGTGCCGCTCGCTCCCCGCGACATTGAGCTCAGTCGCCTGTGGGCCACCTTGGAAGCTGCCCGGCGAGGTGCCGCCCTCACCGGCCAGCCGGCCTACCCGCTCGTCCTGCTGAACCGGATCTCGTTGTCCAGGCTGGCGGAACGGGACCAGGCCCGCACCAACCTCGCCGCCGCCCCCGCCCTCCGCGACGTGCCGGTCGCCGACCCCGAAGTCCGCGACCTGGCCGTGTTTACCCGCATGACCGTCCCGCTCACCGTCGCCGGGTGCGGCGACTACGTCGGTGTGCTCGACGAACTGCGGGCCTTCGCTTCCCGGATCGAGGAGACCTCGTGGCCAAGCCGCCTGTCAGAGTGACCGACCTGCCATCCCCGTTCGACGACCCGACGCCGCCCAACCGCCGCGACGGGGCCTCGGGCGGGCGCACGTACGCGCGCACGAATACCAGCAGCGGGCCGATAACACAAGTCCCGGCCGTGGCCGCCAGAGATGTTCAAAACGCTGCGCTGGCCCTGGCCGCGACCTTGCGGCAGCTGGAGCAGCGGCGGACGGTGCTGGCGTTCGCGATCGCAACCGCCAGAGCAGCCGGTGTGCCCGACGCCACCATCAAAGCCCGGTTGGCTGTGGCCGAGCTGGACGACGACGAAATTGGCGACGCCCTGGCCTAAGCCAGGGCGTCGACGCCGGCCGGTGTCAGCCGTAGCAGACAACCATCCGGATAGGACGGGTGCGCATCGCGGCTGAGGGCCAGCAGGCCGTGGCGTCGCAGCAGCACCGTTGGGCCTGTAACACCACGGACCTGGACGCCGGCCTCGTCGACCAGCAGCGCGACCCCGCCATGGCGCCGCAGGGACAACCCGATGGCCGGCACACACACGACCCGACCGTCTGCGGCCGCCTGCAACAGCAGCCGCCGCGTCGGCGTGATACGCAACCCCATCGCTAGCTGCCGGTCTGCCGGCGACCTGCGGTTGCGACTCTCTTCCGGCTGGGGGCCGGTTTCCGGACGGTGACCCGGACGGTCTGCTGCACGTTCAGAAGCGCGTTGTACTTGCGGACCGCGTTGGGCTGATGCATGCCCAGCACCTCGGCGATGGCGTCCCACACGATGCCCGGCGCGCGGCGACCGGCGTGGGGGGGACGGTTGCGGCACTCGGCCACCGCCGTGGTCACGGCGTCCTCCGCCTGGTCGCGGGCCTCCACGGCAGCCTTGAGATGTTCCAGGGCTTCCCGGTCCAGCCGCTCACCCTCGGTCTCATCCTCGCTGGGCGCTGCCGCCGCCTTGCTCGCTGTCCGCTTCGTAGTCATGCCCAGATGGTCGCAGACTATCGCGCGGATAGCAATGGACGGGGGGTTGTGGGGCGTAAGGCGATTCGCCTTACGCGGCGACTCCACGAAGATCGCTTATTGATATGAGTAGGATAGTCTGCTATCATGATGATAGGACAACAGGCCACATCCCTACCCACTCAGGAGCGACCCCCCATGGCACGCATGACCCGCGAGCAACGCAGCAAGGCACTCGAAGAGCTGTCAGCCCGAGTGAAGGCCCGGATCGAAGAAATGGCCGACGAAGAACTCGCCGACTACGGCGAGATGTTCGAGGGCCGCTACAGCCCCAAGAACGTCGTCCTGATCCTGACCCAACGCCCGGACGCGACCGTGGTCCGCGGCTACGACCAGTGGAAGGCCGAGGGCCGCCAGGTCCGCAAGGGCGAACACGGCATCAAGATCCGCAAGGTGGTGTCGGGCCCCGACCGGACCAACGCCGCCGGCGAGGTCACCGCCCAGGGCTGGCGGTCAATGATCTGGCTCACGGTGTTCGACATCGACCAGACCGACCCGATCACCGCTGACGCCGACCTCGCCACCTCGGCGGCCTGAGCCATGACCACCCCCACCGCCCCGTCCCGCACCGTTTGGCGCGGGATGGGGCGCTGCCCCTTCACCTGCACCGGCTGCGGCGGGACTTGGATCCTCGACCCGGACGCCGTCCAGACCACCGACGGCGTGCAGCGGCTGTGCTCCGGCTGCAACCAGATCCGCCTCGCCGCCCACCAGCCCCCGCCGTACGTCGTCAGCTTCACCTTCGGCGGCGACACCCCGCCACTTCTGCTGCTCGTCACCGCCACCCGGAAGGACCAATCGTGACCGCCACCAACGCCACCGTGCAGAAGACCATCGCGACCTCGCGGATCGTGCCGGACCCTGAGCAGCCGCGGAAGCTGTTCGAGCAGGCCGGCCTGGACGAGTTGGCCGCGTCGATGCGTGAGCTCGGCCAGCTGCAGGCCATCACCGTCCGGTACGACCGGACCCGCCGGCTCTACATCATCGTCGCCGGCGAGCGCCGCTGGCGGGCCGCCAACATGGCAGGCCTGACCGAGATGTACGCCATGGTCCTGCAGCACGTCGACGACGAAGAGGCCTTCATCCGCTCGGTCGCGGAAAACGTTGGCCGGGTCGACATGACGCCGATCGAGGAGGCCCGCGCGTTCCAACGCCTCGTCGACGCCGGCTGGTCCACGGAGCAGATCGCCGCCCGCACCGGCGCATCGGTCGAGAAGGTGGGCTGGCGCATGGACCTGCTCACGCTGATCCCAGCCGCCATGGACGCCCTGTCGAAGGGTCACCTGCCGGTCGGCCTGGCCTGGTACGTGTCGCGGCTGGAGCCGACGGCGCAGAGCGTGTTCCTGGGCAAGTGGGGTCGGGGCGAGTTCCCCACCATCCGCGACGCTGAGGCGTTCGTGCAGGCCTGCCGGGCCAAGGCGTCGGAGCAGTTCGGCCTGTTCGGTATGGAAGAGCCAAGCATGGAGGAGCGGGCCCAGATCATCGCCACCCGCCAGCGTGTGGCGTCCAAAGTGGACCAGTTGGCGAAGGCGGGGGAGATCCTGCATGAGTTGGGGCAGATGGATCCGGCCGAACTGGCCAAGGTCCTCGCCGGGGCCCACGGGGGAGTGGACGGATACCAGGCCCGGATCTCCCACCTGCAGGGTGCTGCCGCCAAGGCGGCCGGTGTGCTGCGCAAGGCGAAGGCCATCGTGTCGGTGTCCGCTCTGGATCTGCAGGAAACTTCCGCAGCCTAACCTATTGCTATCACGATGGTAGCAGGATATGATCATGATATGACAAACAACAACAGCCCAGCCCGCCGCGAGACCGCCATCGCCGCCGCGTTCAACGTGCCCTTCGACCCGGCCGACTACAGCACCGAGTGGTCCCCGATGCAAAAGGCCGTCGCCCAGCTGATCACCGAGATCGCCTCCACGGAGCGGGTGGCCGCCGAACAGCTCGAGATGGCCGCCCGGACCGTGCAGCGGGCCGCCCAAGCCGTTCTCGACGCGAACGCAACGATCAACTCGATCGAGCCGCTGTGCATGACCCAGGCGAGCCACTACCTGACCAAGCTGGCCTTCCAGCGCCAGACGCTGGCCGTCCTCGTGGCCGGCCTGCGCCACACCGAATCCTGACCCCCCATCCACCACCCACCCTCGCCTTGAGGAGGCCGCCATGCTCACCGCCACCACCGCCCTCTGCGGACACGCCGCCACCCCCACCACGGCCGGCTGCGACCCGTACGAGCGCCGCAACACGGTCGTGGACCACGTGGGCGATGTGGTTCTCTACATCGGCTGCGACGGCCTCCGGTACCTGTTCCGCGACGGTGTCGACGACGGGCTGCGCATGACCGCCGGCCCGGTGCCGGGCACGTGGGCGTTGACCCTGGCCCGCCACACCGAGGTCGAGCCGGGCCGGTGGGACATGGTCCTCGACGGGCAGCCGCTGTGCACCGGCGGGTACGCGGCCCGCAACGGCCGCCGCTACGTGGCCCGCCGCGGCCCGACCTCCCGCGCCTTCCTCGCCGCCGACACGTCCTACGGCCTGTTGGGCAAGGTGGCCCGCTGGTACCTGGCCCTGCCCGGCGAAGCGGACGACGGATGCGAGTGAACATCACCTCCGCAGCGGGGGGCGGCCGGTTCCGGCCCGCCCCCCGCTCCGTCCTTTCTGGACAGACAACCCCTGGCTATCCCTAGGGTAGCATGCTACGATGGTGATAGCACAAAGAGAAAACGACCCCCCTCCAGAGGAGAGCCCCATGACCACCACCACCGCCCAGGACAGGGTCGAGTTCTACAACGACCTGCTCATCACCGCCATCGAGAACGGCGGCTACGGCCAGTTCTGGACCCGCGAATACGACCCCTTCGAGGACAGCCCGTACGCGGTCATCGAATTCACCGACGCCGAAGGCACGCTGCACCGGGTCACCCCGGCCACCATGGCCCACGGCCTGGGCGTCATCACCAGCGCCGAACGCCGCGTCGACGAGAACCACCCCGACGACGGCCCGGTGCTACACAACGCCGCAACCGGCCAGCGCCTCTACATGGGCTCCCACCAGCGTGAGCGCATCATCCTCGCCGCCGACCCCGACAACGACGAATACGAAGCCGGCGACCTGGACGTCATCGACGCCTTGGCCATCCTCGAATGCGCCCTGCTCGGCGCCGTCACCTACGCCTGAAAGGACCGACCAGCCATGACCATCACCGACAACGCCGAGATCCGGCCGGGGACTGTTGTCACCATCGACCAGGGCACCCGCACCTTCGAAATCCTCCGGATCGAGGAGGGCATGGCCAGGATCGCCCCCACCGACCCGGCCGACGACCGGGACGCCGACTGGGTATCCGTCGGCCGGCTGCATGTGGCACCTGAACCGGACCCGGTCCCGTTCACCGTGACCTGGACTGAGGTGTCGACCCACTCGGCGACCATGTCCTCCACCCGGCTGGCCGCCCTGCTCGGAATACCGGTGCAGACCCTCCTCGCCACCCAGCAGGAGGACATGGCCGGCCTCGGCGATCTGGCCAACAGCCTGTGCGAGCTCGACGACGCCGGGCCCAACAACCTGACCCGAGAAGACATCACGATCACGAAAGAGGCATGACCACCATGGGCATGACATCGATTGGGCTCAGTGCCCTCTACACCGCCGTCACCCCGCGCCGGGAAACCCCGGCGCGGGGCAACACGCCAGCCACCGTCAGCGTCGCCCTCGTCGACCGAGGCAACCAATACTCGGTCGAGATCGAAGGCAGCGACAGCGGCGTCCGCGATGTTGTGGCACGGCTGGCCAAGGCGGCCGGCCTGGCCACCAACCAGCACCCTGGCGTACGGCTGTGGCTGGAACTGTCCACCGCCCACCTGCCCGCCAAGCTGCGCGAGTTCCACACCCTCAACCAGTACGCCGCCGTCCTGGCCTACGAGATGAACGACGGCGACTACAGCGCCTACCAGTCGATGCTGCTGTGGGTGCCCGACGACCCGGTCGAGTCGGCCAGCGTGTACGACGCCGAGGACCAGCCTCCCGCGGAGGTGCTGGCGCTCCAGCTGCACGCCCGCAAATTGGGCTGCGACTACATCCGCTTCGACCGCGACGCTGACACCGTCGACGGCCTACCAACCTTCGAGGGCTGACCGATGGGAATGGACGCCCCCGTCCTCATAGCCGGCGCTAACGGCGGATACCGGCTCTACACCGTCGAGTACCTGCCCTTCGACGCCCTGCCCGAGTACATGGACGGCGGCCCGCCGCTGGTCGTTATCGACCCGTGGGCGGTGTCGACATCGTTCCCGACTGATGACAGCGACGGGCCGCAGTACACCCTGCACGCCCGCACGGTCGACATGGAGCCCCATCCGCTCAACGGCAGCCGGTACGCCACCCGCCGTGACGCCGACCGGGCCGTCTACGACGCTGGGCTGCTGGCCTTCATGGTCTATGAGCGCGAGGCCGCCGACCTTCCTATCACGGCGATAGCATGATATGATGATGGCAGCAACCATCCTCTACCTTGAAGGGCACCCACGTTGACCAGCCTCTTGCTCGCGACCTGCACCTACCAGGAGTTCCGGGCCGACATGGCCGGCGCCCCGGTCAGGTCCACCGTCGGCTACCCCCGCTTCTCCCTGACCTACACCCTTGCCGGCCACGCCCGGCTCATCGCCCCGCAGCGGCCGATGTTGAACTTGCCCAAGGATGCGTTCATGTTGTCGTACCGTCGGCTGCTCGACCGGGCCGGTGTGGACGCCATCCGCCAAGAGCTGATCAACATTGTTGGTGTCGGCAACCGGGCCGTCCTGCTGTGCTTCGACCGGCTCGACCGGCCAACCAAAGACGGCGGCGAAAACTGGTGCCACCGGACCATGTTCGCCGCCTGGTGGCAGGAGAAGACCGGCGAGGAGGTGCCCGAGTTGGGTGCCACGCCGTCGGCCCGCCCGCGGGTGCAGCTGCCGCAGTTGGTCCCGGAGTCCCTCTTCGACTGACGCTCTTTTGGATCAAAAGACGGCGGATAGTGCCTGACCTGGCACTATCCGCCGCTAGCATTCGGTGGCACGAGGGGCTCGGGGGCGCGGCAGCCCGCCGCGCCGGGGGCGGGCGCCGGAGGTGTACTGGCTGCACATCCCCCTTCCAGGGGGAAGGTCCACGTTCGAGGCGTGGCCGGCGCTCCACCACCCCAACGTCGAGGCGAAGCAGCAGCCCGGGGGGTGGGGGTTCGATGTTCCACGGCAGTATTCCCGAACCGCTGCGGGCGATCATCTATGAGCATGCGGGGGCGTGGCCGGGGACGGACATCTACGTCGGCTGCTCCGGCAACTTCACCATCGAACGGGTCCTGCACGCCCGCTTCGGCGCCGGCCGCACCGTCCACGGCTGCGACATCCAGGCCTACTCATGCGCGCTCGGCTGGTGGCTCGCCGGGCAGCCCCTCTCCTTCACCCTCCGCGAAGACCACGAGGACGCCCTCGGCTGGCTCAGCCCGTACCTGGACGGTGCTACGGGCACGTTGGCCACGCTGATGCTGGGCACCCGGTTCCTGCAGTGGGTCGGCAAGGACGGGCCCTACTTCCGGCGGATGCTGGCCGCCACCCAAGATCAGTGGCCGACCATGCATGCCAAGACGGTGGCCAAGTTGGAGGCGTTGACGCTGCGGCTGGGCTCCTTCTACGCCGGCGACGTCCGCGAATACCTGGACACCGTCGTGCCCGACGACGCGCCGGTGGTGATGTTCCCCCCGTTCTATGCGGGCGACTATACGAGCCAGTTCGCGTCGCTCGACCACGTCTTCGCCTGGCCGTCCCCCACGTACGGGGAATTGGACGAGGACGCGAAGGAGGACATCATCGCCCGGGTCGCGCACCGACCCAGCTGGATGCTGGGCCTGCACGTCGAGCGCGACGAGATGCGCGAGCACCTGGCGGGGATTGTCCAGACCGCCAACCGGGGCCTGCCGATCTATGTGTACGCGGCGGCTGGGCCGCGCCGGATCGTCGCGCCGCGCCAGCAGACCCGGCCGGTGTTGATGCAGAAGTTGGGCCCCGACGACGAGCTCGGTGACCGGATGGCGTTGCACATCCTCGACGGGGGCCAGTTCGCGGCCCTGCGCTCGCAGTTCATGTCGAAGACGATCCTGCCCGGCTCGCCGCTGCTGGCCTGCGCTGTCTCAGTCGACGGGCATGTGATCGGCGCGTTCGCCTACAAGTCGCTGGCCGCATACTCGCCGACCTGCGGCTACCTGCTGTCGGACTTCCCCGTGTCGTGGACCAGGTACCGGCGCCTCGCCAAGCTGGTCGTGATGGCCGGCATCAGCCGGGAGGCGCGGCTACTCGTCGAACGGTCGGTGTCGAAACGGCTGACCGAATGGACGACGACAGCGTTCTCCGACAACCCGAACTCGGCCAAATACAGCCGGGGCATCCCGGGCAGCCGGCTGCTGAAACGGACCGAACCCGGCGGCGACGGCATCCACCGCTACCAGCTGCAGTACGGCGGCCCGCTCGGGGAGCTCACCCTCCCCGAGGCCCTCGCCTACTGGAAGACGAAACACGGAGCCGACCAGCGATGACGATGTTCACGCCCCGCCTCGTCCGGCGCGACCCGCGCCAGCTGACCCGGCTCGAGGTCAACGCCCGGTACATGCGCAAGGAGGAGTACGACCGGCTGGTCGCGAACGTGCGCCGCGACGGGTGTCTCACCTCCGTCCCGTTGATCTACGGCGGCGGGGACTACCCCGAAGGCCAGGAGCTGGTCATCTCGGGGAATCACCGCTGCGACGCCGCCGTCGACGCCGACCTGACCGAGGTCGACGCCATGCTCATCGACACGCCCCTGACCCGGCAGCAGTTGGTGGCGTTGCAGCTGTCCCACAACTCGATCGCCGGCGAGGACGACCCGGCCACCCTGCGGCACCTGTACGCCGAGTTGGACGACATCGACTGGCGCTCCTACTCGGGTCTGGACGACAAAGAGCTCGAACTGCTCGCCCAGGTCAACGCGGAAGGCCTGTCAGAGGCGAACCTCGACTTCGCCACCGTTCAGGTCGTGTTCCTGCCGCCCGAATTGGTTACCGCACGGGAAGCCCTCGACGCCGCCCGTGCCGGGGCGGACGAAACGTGGCTGGCCGCCCGGGCCGACTACGACACGACGATGGAGGCGCTTCTCTCGGCCCACGCCGCCCACAAGGTCGGGAACATCGCGACCGCCCTCCACGTCGTCCTGACCGTCTTTGAACGGCACCTCACCGACCTGCAGGACGGCTACCAGGACGCCGACGGCGAACCCATCCACAAGGGCGACGTCGGCCTGGAAACCGTGTTCGGCAGCCGCACCGTGCCAGCCGCCACCGCCGCGGTCATCAACCGGGCCGTCAAACGGGCCGCCGAGGTCGACGACATCCCCAAGGGTCCCGGCCACGGCTGGCAACTGTTGGAGAAGCTGGCCGAGGCCTACCTGGCCGGCCTCGACGCCGACCGGCAGGCCCGGCGCCGGGAGGAGCCCCAATGACCGTCGGCCAGCTCCCCGTCCTCACCCTCGACCCGGACCTGGACCCATGGGACCGCCACGAGCCCAGGGAGACGACCCGGCGATACAGCCAGTTCCGCACCTACCTGGACGCCGGCCGGGGCCGGACCCTGCGCAAGGTTGCCGAAACCCTTGCACTCCACCCGGCCTACGTGCGCGCGGTGGCGGCCGCCTACCGGTGGGTGGAGCGGGCCGAAGCATGGGACCGGCACCGCGACCAGATGCACGAGAAGGTTTGGCTCGAGGAGCGGCGCCGGGCCGCCGAGAACGACAGCAAGATCCTCGGCGCTGCCGTCGGGAAGATCGCCGACCGGCTCCGTTCCCTCCGGGCGGACGACCTGACCAACAGCGACCTCATTCGCCTGCTCGACGTGGTCCTCCGGCAGCGGCGGGCGCTGTTCGGTGACCCACAAACCATCGCCTTGACCGGCCTGGACGGCAGTCCCCTCACCGTCCAGTTGGCCGAATTCGCCGGCATGTCCATCGACCAGCGGCGCCAAACCATCTCCGGGCTGGCCGCCGACGTGCAGCGGCGCATCGCCGCCGCCAGAGGCGAAGAAGACGATGACCCTGGCCCCGACTAGCCGGGACCCCACCGACGCCGACGTGCACGACTACGCGGCCCTGACCGCTGCGAAACAGGCCCTCGCCCAGGACCTGAAACGGGGCCCGGCCACGATGGCCCTCGGGCTGGATCCCGAGTACCGGATGCGGCCCCACCTGCGGGTCATCGCCGACGCCATAGCCGGTGTGCTGGCCGGCTGGTATGACCGGCTGCTGATCATCACGCCGCCCCAGGTCGGCAAGTCGACCTTGGTGGGGGAGTGGGGGCCGTTCTGGTGGTTGACCTGCCGGCCCCGCGACGACATCGTCATCGCCTCGTACGCCGCGGACCTGGCCGAGACCAGGTCGAAGGGCATCCAGCAGCACATCGCCGACTACGGCGCCGAGTACGGGCTGATGATGAAACCGGGCTCCGAGTCGGTCCACGACTGGCGGCTGACCTCGAACGGGCACCTCCGCGCGGTCGGGGTAGGGGGCGGGTTGTCCGGTTTCCCCGCGAACCTGATCGTGGTCGACGACCCCCACGCTGACCGGGCCGCGGCCGAGTCGCCGCGCATCCGCAACGGCGTGCACGACTGGTGGTCATCCACCGCGTCGACCCGGCTGCAGCCCGACATGGGCGCCGTCATCGCGATCATGACCCGGTGGCATGAGGACGACTTCGCCGGGCGCCGGCTCAAGGAGGAGGGCCGGCTTGAGACGGGCGGGAGGTGGAAGGTGGTCCACCTGCCAGCCTTCGCCGACCCGAAGTTCGGCAAGGACCCGCTCGGTCGCGACCCGGGCCAGCCGCTGACCCACCCGAAGATCCCCACCCGGGACAGGGCCCGGCTGGTCGCCTGGTGGCAGGAGAAGAAACGCACGTCGATGGTCCGGGACTGGCACTCCCTCTACCAGGGCGACCCGCAACCCGCGGCCGGTGCGCTCGTATCCGAAGAGCTGCTGCGCCTCATCCGCGACACGGTCACCGACGTCGAACCGCAACGCATCGCCGTGGCGGTCGACCCGTCCGGCGGCGGCCGCGACACCGCCGGCATCGTCGGCGGGTTCCTGGGCGAAGACGGCCGGCTGTGGATCACCGACGACCGGTCCGGGGTCATGTCGTCTGACGCCTGGTCGCTGGCGGCATGCCGTCTCGCGTACGAGATCGGCGCCGCCTCGTTCGTGGTGGAAACCAACTACGGCGGCGACATGGCCGCCCTGGTGTTGCGGACCGCGTGGAAGACCCTGCAGGACGGGCACGTCGACCCGGCCACCGGGGAACGGTGGTCCATCCCCGCCGACGAGTTGTGTCCGTTGGTGCGGGTGGTGCGGGCGAAGCAGGGCAAGCTGCTGCGGGCTGAGCCGATCGCCCAGCAGATGATCCTTGACCGGGTCCGGCTGTACGGGATCTTCCCCGACCTGGAGCGGGAGTGGGCCACCTGGCAGCCCTCCGACCCGATGTCACCCGGCCGGATCGACGCCTCCGTGTACCTGGCCTACCACCTGCTGCCGATCCCGTCTACGGGGGTCCAGTTCGCCACCCCGTCCGGGTCGATGCCGTCGAGCTCGGCCTCGCCGCTGGCCGGGGCCGGGGCCGGCACGACGGGCCTGTCACCCCTGGCCTGACCTGCGGGAAGCCTTGCGGTGGAACCCCCCCAACGCCGGAAGATTTGCGGTGATTCGCCCCTATAGTCAGGACCATGTCGGTATGGGTGTGGGGCGTGTACGCCCTGGCAGTCGCACGCCTCACAGGCCTGATCACCGCCGACGAGATCAGCCGCCCGGCCCGGGACTGGGTCATCGCGAACCTCCCGCCGTACCCGGTGTTCATCCCGGTCGAGTACCTGCTGACCTGCCCCTGGTGCGTGTCCATTTGGGTCGGTGCCGCAACCGTCCTCATGGCGTGGCGGTGGGGTGGGGCGCCCTGGCTCCTGGGCGTGGCCCTCGTATTGGCCATGAGCCAGATTGCCGGCATGCTCGCACCGCTGGGTCGGGCGGCCCCCGACGACGACGTCGACCTGGCGGCCACCGGCGACGGTGACCGGGCCGCGGTGACGCCGTGACGGTGGCGACGCTGCCCGCGCGGCGCCTCCCCGACCTCGACCAGCGCTGCACCGCCGTCGCCTCCTCCACCGGCTCCCGGTGCCGACACTGGACCAGCCACGGCACCGACCGGTGCGCAAGCCACGCCCTGACCGCGATCACCCTGCCCGCCCAGTCGGTCACCGCGTCGGTCGCCTCCGTCGAGATGGACGGCGTCGGGTGGCGGACCTGGCGGCCCGGGTCACGCACCTGGCAGGCCGAGGCGTGGCGGCTGTACGACATCACCCCCCAGCTGCGGTTCGTGTGCAACTGGATCGGCAACTCGGTCAGCCGGTGCCGGCTGTATGTGGCCGAGCTGGACGAGTCGGGTGAGGTCACCGGCGAAACCGAAGACCCCGACATTGCCGTCCTGGCCCAGGGCCCGCTCGGGAAGGGCCCCGCCAAGGACGAGGCGCTGCGGCTGCTCGCCATCAACCTGTACGTCCCAGGCGACGGCTACGTGGTCGCCGAAGCCGACGCCGCCCCCGACGGCGACGACCTGTGGTACGTCGTGTCGGGCCGACAGATCCGCCTTTCCGGCGACCGCATCATCATCCGCCGGTCCCTGCTCCACGGCGGCGGGGACATGGTGTTCCGCCCCGGCATCGACCTGCTGCTGCAGGTGTGGACCCCCCACCCGGCCGACCCGGACGAGCCGGACTCCCCGACCCGCTCCGCCATCCCGGACCTGCGTGAGATCGAGGCCCTCCGCAAGCGGGAGTTCGCCGAGCTCGACTCGAGGTTGGCCGGCGCCGGGCTGCTGGCCCTGCCGCAGGGCATCGACTTCCCGCGCGGCCCGGACGACCCGCCCGGGGTCGACGGCTTCCAGCGGGTCCTCATGCGGGCCATGGCCACCTCGCTGCGGGACCGGTCCAGCGCTGAGGCGCTGGTGCCGATCCTGATGACCGTCCCCCCCGACGCCGTCGACAAGATCAAGCTGATCACGTTCTGGTCGGACCTCAGCGAGCAGCTGTTGCCGTTGCGGGAGGCCGCCGTCCGGTCCCTCGCCCAGGGCCTGGACATTCCGCCCGAAATCCTCCTAGGTCAGGCAGACAGTAATCATTGGACGGCCTGGCAGGTCAGCGACGATGCGATCACCACCCAGATCAAACCGATCTTGTCGCGGATCGCGGACGCCCTCACGACCGGCTACCTCCGCCCGGCGCTCGAGTCGATGGGCCTGGACCCGGACCTGTACTCGTACGACTTCGACACGGCACCCCTGTCGGCCCGGCCGAACCGGTCGACCGACGCCCTGGCCTACCACGAGGAGCTGCTGCTCTCCGACGAGGCGGCCGTGGTCGCGGGGGCCTTCGTGCCGGAGCAGATGCCCACCCAGCGGGAGCGGCTGCGGCGCCTTGCCGAGAAGGCCCTCATCGCCGACCCGACCCTGCTGACCGACCCGACCATCCGGACGTTGATCGGGCTACCAGCGCCGGCGCCGTCGGTGACGGCCCCGACCGCCCCGCCCGGAGTGGGTGGCCCCACCCAGCAGCCCGCCCAACCGGGCGAACCTCAACCGGGTCAGCCACGGGCCATCCCAGCCCAGCCGACCGAGGCCCCCCAACCGGCCCCGACCCCGACCCAACCCGCCCCCCAGCCGGCACCGTCGACGGCGAGCCTGCTGCTGCCGGTGGCCGGTTTGGCTGTGCGGCGGGCCCTGGGCCTGGCCGGGGTGCGGCTGATCACCCACCACCAACGCGACCAGTGGCCCGACACGCCCCGCTACCAGCTCCACACCCGCCGCGGCCCGGTCAGCCCCGGCGACGCCGAACGGGTCCTGCGCGGCGCCTGGATCGACCTGGCCCCCGCCGCCGAAGACCTGGGCCTCGACCCGGGCCAGGTGGAGGCCCTGCTCCACGGGTTCTGCCTGGAGCTGCTGACCCGCGGCCTGGGCTATGACCCGGCCCTGCTGCGTGACCTGGTCGACGCGGCCTGCACCGGCCGGCGCCTCAACGCCCCCGACCTGGTCGCAGCATGAGCACCCCGTGGGAGGTGCTCGCAGCCGTCGCGCGACGCAACGGCCTTGACGCACTGGTGCTGTGCGGCCACATCACCACCGCCCATGACGTCGACCCGAACGGGCCGGAATGGGCTGGGCAGTGTGAGGCGGCCGCCATCTGCCTCCTCGACGTCGACCGCGCCCACCGGGACCTGGCCGAGGTGACCTCGTGAGCGCCCGGATCCACCGCTACCAGGTGCCCGTCGACGACCAGGTCCACGTCATCGAACTCAACGGCACCCCCGCCCACGTCGGCTGCCGCGACCCGGAGGTGGTCGAGTTCTGGGCCATCCACCGCGACGGGGTGCCGCTGCGCCCGTACCGGTTCACGGTGGCCGGCACCGGCCACGTCCTGCCCGAAGGGTGCCGGGTGTGGGGCACCGCCACCGCACCCGGCGGCACCTACGTGTGGCACCTGATCGAGGTGGCCGCATGAGCCAACCCTGGGACGGCACCGGCGTCGACCCGTACCTGCCGGCCCGCATCGCCCACGAGATCGACGCGATGGCCGCCGAGCGGCGGGTCTACCGGTCGTGGTGGTCGTCGCTGTCGCAGTGGCTGGTCGAGGTCCACCGCGGCGTGCTGGCCAGCGACCGACCCGACCCGAACGCCGTCTGGGCCCACGCCCCGGAGTGGTCGTCGCTGATGGACGGCGTCGTGTACGGCTCCATCCGCGACGCGGTCGGCCTGCCCTACGCCCAGCTGTTCGGCCCGGACTACCTGTTCGATCACCGCCCGGCCGTCACGACCTACCTGGCTGAGGTCCACAACCGGATGGTCCACACCCCTGAGCAGGTGTACGACGCTGTCGCGTCCCAGGTCGCTGCCGGTGCCGCGGCCGGTGAGTCCATCCCGGCCATCGCCGACCGGGTCGATGAGGTCCTCACCGCCACCGCCACCCCGACCTGGCGCAACCGGGCCGTGGTGGTGGCCCGCACCGAAACGTTGGGTGCCCTCAACTTCGGCCGCTCCGACGCCTTCGCCGCGGTGGCCGACACCTTAGGTGGCGAGTTCGAACAGACCTGGCTGGCCACATTGGACAGCCGGGTCCGCCCGGCCCACCTCGCCGCCGACGGGCAGCGGGTGCCGCTGGGCACCCCGTTCCTCGTCGACGGTGAGCACCTCATGCGCCCCGGCGACCCGAACGGGTCGCCGTCGAACGTCATCCAGTGCCGGTGCACGACCTTGCTGGAGCGGCCGGGCGAGACCACCGACATGACCGGGCGGGGCTTCAAGGACGCCGATGCCTGGTGGGCCAAGCAAATCGCGCAGGTCACGTAAGGAGCACAACTGATGGGTACGCGGTGGCGCGGCATGCTCGCGCCGATCGATCAGCCGACCGGCGACGGTCGGCGTATGGCCAAGGGCGCCTTCCGGGCCCGGCCGCTACCGCTGCCGTTGAAGTGGCAGCGCCAGGACGAGTCCGGCCACGACACGTCGGTCGTCGTCGGCCTGGTCGACACCCTCGACATCGACGAAGCGTCGGGCCAGGTGTGGGCCGAGGGGGAGCTGTTCGACGACCAACCCAACCTGCCCCGCCTCAGCCAGGACGTGGCCGAAGCCATGTTGTTGACCGACAAGAAGGTCATCGGCCCCAGCGTCGACGCCGGCGCCGCGGACATGGTGTTTGTGCGGGAGGGCTCCGACACGCCGCTGACCGACGCCGACTGGGAAGACCTGATCCGGCAGGAGATGGAAACCGGCGAGCCGGCCCCGATCGAGATGCTTTTCGTCGACTACGAGATCGCCGCTGCCACGCTGGTGCCGATCCCCGCGTTCGTGGAGGCCCGCCCGTTCCAGCTGCTCCCGTCGGCCGAGCAGACCCAGGAGCCGTCGCTGGTCGCGTCGGTGACCGGCGCCACCGATCTGCCCATCGCCGACCGGGAGGCGGCGTGGGACGGGCCCGCCGCCATGGGCCGGGTCTTCGACAAGTACACCGCCGCCGACGGCACCGTCGACACGGCCGCGGTGGCGAAGGCGTTCCTGTACCGCAACCCCGACGCTGACCCGGCCACCAAGACGGCCTACAAGCTGGGCTACGCCGACGTGGTCGACGGTGAGCTGCGCATCATCCCGCGGGGTGTGGCGGCCAGCGCCGGCGGCCACGGCGTCGACGCGGCCAACATTCCGGCCGATGAGAAGACCCGCATCAAGTCGAAGATCTGCACCCTGTACGGGCAGATCCAGGCCAAGTTCCCCGACTGGCCCGACTGCCCGACCTCGTCCGGGTCGGCGTCGCGGCTAGCGGCCCTGACCGCGGCGGCGGTGCTACCCGATGACGTGTTCACCGGCCCGGCCGACGCCCCCGCCTACCAGCTCGTCACCGTGGCCGCGGCCCGGCCCGGTGAGACGTTCCGGCGGGTCGCCGGGTACATGGCCCCGTTCGGTGCCTGCCACGTCGGTTTCCGGGACGTGTGCATCCAGGTCCCGCCGGCCAGCGTCGACTACGCCCTGTTCCACCGGTACCCGATGCAAACCACCGGCGGGCTGCTCGGGGTGGGGCGCATCACCACCGGCCTGGGCCGGGTCGGGTCCGGGTGCTCACACCTGGCCTGCCGCCGCAACGACGACCACGCCTGCCGCGACTACGGCCTGTCCGAAACCATCGCCCACCACGACCGGATGCGGACCCTGGCCCACGTGCGGGCCACCGAATACCCGGGGGTCGGGGTGTGGGTACAGGGCATCGTCGCCGACGACGCCACCGTCGACGACCTGGCCGTGCTGGCCCGTCAGCGGGTGTCGGGCGACTGGCGCGACTACGCCGGGCACCTCGAGATGGTGGAGCTGCTCGCCCTGACCCGCGAAGAGCCCGGCTTCCCCATCCCGCAGACCGTGCTCCGCGACGGGCGGCAA